CCAACGAATCCGGCCAAGTCATTGAATTTGGCAAAAAAGCGGTCATGCAAAGCATAAAGCGAACCTATCCCCATGACTGGAAGGAGATCAAATAATGCCTGACAAAATCTACGTCCACTTAATCAGAGAGGAACACGCGCATTTTATTAGAGTGGCGGCCGTCACGGTACAGGGCGAGGTTATTGCCCACTACCACACCGACGCGGAAGATAGAGAAGAACCCGAAAAACTTTGGGAGATGGAGCAAAACCTACCCAAAGCCTATGAAATTCGACCACCTCGCAAAGAGCAAGTCGTTCAACAAAGGCGCAAAGTAAAATGATGAAACATATAAGAATTTCCGCGGTAGATTGGACTAGTGATGAAATTTATGAGCTACTAAAAAAATTACTGCAGGAACATCCAGATGCTACCGGATTTTCGGTATATGGCAGCATGTGGCACTACAAACCAGAAATTGAAATCATCGAAATAGATTAACCCACCGTGCAAGGAGCAAAGTAAAATGAGCAAGAAAGCGCAAGAAAATTATATTATCAGGCACTACACCAATGAAAAAGAGAAACGCATTGTCATCCAGATATTGCAACTCAGTTCTAAAGCAATTGCAGAACTCTGGATAGACACCCGTGAACTCCGTTGTACAGAGAGCACCTTACTCGAAGTCATGGAGGAGGTAGCCAACAAACTCACAGGTCGCAAAAATCGCCAGCGTTCTTTTTTGATCAATGAAGATTTACCCAAAATCCCAAGGAGCCAAAAATGAGCAGGCCAGAACCCGCAGATATACAATGCCCATATTGCCACAGAAGCAAACCACGCGATCTAATGGCTGTTGTCGACGGAAGAGGCTTAACTATAACCATCTGTGTGAATTGCAAACGAGATATTCATTACGAAGATCATGAGTGGTGTAATCCCTGCAATCAATGGATACACTTTGAAGATACTATCGAAAATCCCCCATATTCTACATATTTTGAATGCAAATGGGGTCATCCTTTAACAGGTGACAATAGAAGATAAACCCAAAAAGTGCGGACTATTCCACAGTTCGCACCCATTTCAATCTCATGGTAAAACCAAAAAATGTCCCTTGCCCCCAGCGAATCGTCCCCACCTTAGCCCTCGACTCCATTGCTTTTCTTAAACCAGCGCTTAGAGTGGGGTCAGATGCCATTTTTATCAAATATGCGTCCAAGAGATCAATAGTCTGTGGATAATGTTGCTGAGCACCCCCTGCACTTCCTAACGTAGCGACTAAGCACACATGTTCTAATTCTAGGGTTGAAGTCAATTTATCATCCCCAAAGCCTGTCGGAACTTGCGGAGAAGCAAAACTACTGCGATCATCATCAGGAAATCGCACAAACATGAGAGGCAAGTTAGCCCGCGGCACAACTTTAGGAATGTCATCAAGATCAACTAAGGTAATCCCCGTGATCACCCAGCTTGATAATGCTGTAATATTTGCGCGCCAATCAGCCATTGATTTACCCTTACTCTAGAACAAACTTGAAAGACTCCAGAAACGATTTGTCGCTAACGCGCAGGTTATTTCAACCACACTGGCTATCCAACGCCCTCTGGGTGCCACCTTCTGCGCGTCCTTTCAGCTTGTCTTGCTTGCGGTGCTTCGCCTCTTTTTTTTTATATTAAAACCAAACCCCACGAACCCGAAAAGCATTAAGAATTAAGCTCGATCCAGCTGGTCAAATCAATACTTGCTTAAGCATACCGAGCCAGCGTTGCAACTGCAAAGGCCAAGACTTGGCTGGAGCCAACACAATCGCAGAATTAGCAGTAAAGGACACTTCCGAAGCAATCGCCGTATCACGGGCCCTGTAATGCCATTCAACCAGACCCGCTTCTAAACCCTTCACAATATTGTACAAATCATGAGTTGTAGGCAAACCAAACGTCGCAGAGACCGCGATAGCTTCTTCTTGGTCTGTCTGGTAGGTCCATCGTTTGCCCGAAGATCGTAACATACGCAAAACCGAATCATAACGCACAATATAATGCGTACCCTCGGTTAAGCTTTCACCATCCCCATTGGTAACCGCTGTAATGGTATGCAAATAGCCTGTCTTTAAATCCATTCCACCATGACGCGGCCAATCAAAATTACGAGTCTCAGTCGTGCCGGGGAAAGTATAGCCAATCAGTAAAGCTATTTCTGCATATACCGTGTCACGTAATGCGTCAATAAAATCGTCATCCCCTGAACCAGTAATACCCAAGCGTGTTTTAATTTCTGCCGTGGTTTTATACGTTGCCATGAATATCCATCTACCTCATAAACTAAAATCAACAATGCTACACAAATCAAGACCAGCATTTCAACCTCCTAAAGAGAGAATGCAAACCAATTTGCTTCATCAATATAAGCCGTTAATGTTCCCGACCCATCAAATACCTGAAATGCAAAAGTATAAGAATTGCCTTTCACCGGACTTTCCAATACACAGATAAACCAATCCCCCCGTTGATTGTACGAAGTATTGGCAAAGGTATGTTTCAAGGTATATTCTGTGCCCCCACCCCCATTAAACTTAAACAATTGATAGGCAATTGTGCCAGAGCTAACCTTACACTTGGCATTGCATAGCACAACGATAGGCCGTGTCGAAACGGCAGTAATAACTCGCTTGGTCGCCGTTGAATGTGTTTCAAAGCCTGTCCCGGCAATAGCATGACTGCGTTCTGTGGTATCGTTGGTATTCTCAAAAGCCATATCATAATGCAGTTCAGCCCCATCCCCCAGCGCAGACAAAGCCACTTCATTGCTGAGCAAACCCGCTAAAAATATTTCATTATCCGCCAGCTTGTTTACTTCCGCCGCGCCTAAAATTTCCCCGGCATTCCAATTGCTTTCGGGTGTGCTATATGGCATGTTATATTCCTAACCTATTGGTATCCAGTACGCCCCAATCATCATCATCTAAGATGAACACGCCGTAAAAGCGTCCGGGCATAAAATGATATTCGGTAAATTGCTCTGCTTTGTCACCATACCAGCGCAAACGCATAATGCGGTGATAAGAACTGAAATTATTTGTATCAATTTCTAAATCTGTTTCAGCTTCTTCAATATACATATATTCCATAATGGCATGCGGCAATGTATTCCGTTGCACCAATCGACGACAAAAATAATAAGGTTCCTTGAGATACGCCAACCACAGCGCCCCCAAATTCTCAGGGGCTACCAAATCATTGGAAAAATCCGAAGGTGGGTCACCAATAACATGCACTTCTTGCGACCGAAGCCCATAGGTATTCTGACTCGACACGTCCTCGTAGCGAAACTCAACGGGGTCAAAAATAATCACAGGTTTACCCCGGACTTGGAGATGAGTTAAATGAATCTTCGCTGCTCGAGAATTAGTAATCGTAACCACCGCCAGACTAACATAAGCCACCATACTGATGGAGATGTTAGCCGCACCTGTCAAATTAATGCCGTTGCCGTCCGGTTGCGAGTTGAACAAATAATCTGTCGTCGCCGCCAGATTCTCAACATCCAGCGAAATGACAAACCGCCCGGTCTCCGGGTCCCGATACCGACAGTAGATTTTCCGAGTTGCACCCGGCGCAATGCCAATCTGATTATTTTGCATGGTAAACAAAATAGAGATTGTCCCAATTTCATGACGAGGATGATAGATAACATCAATCCGATTGCGTATATAATCCGCACTCGAAATCACATCCATTTCAACCACGTCATCCGCTGTATAAATCGAAGATGCCGCAATGGAGAGAGCATTAGACCCTTGAAAACCTTCGCGACTCATAAAATAAGCACGAAGGCTATAAACAAAACTGCTACCTGAAAAAACAATACCACTGCCAATCCAGAACCAACCAAAATAGGTCGTGCAAATCTGTTGCATCATTTCATACAGACTAATATTTTGGCTCAAGAACTGACCAAAGACTGCAATGCTATCGCCATTATCATCCCAATCAGTCGTATAAAATGGAGCCGGGCTTAACCCATCAATAGAAGCCTGATACAAATCATCCATTGCTTCATCTACCGGGTGTTCAAGAATAGGCTGAAAATCGACAACCGCCCGTTGTAACAGCGCTATATCATCCTCAATATAAATGGTGCAAAGCTGTTCACCCTCAATCCCCGGCGTAAAGTCAAATTTAACAATACGCCCCTCATAAAAGGTATTAAAGCGAAACACTGTCCCGACATTCAAATCACCAAATAAAGGACTGGAGGAATTACGCGGCAGAAATCGACCCGACGCATTATCTAAGACAACCCACGCCCGACCAACATCTGCCACATTATTAAACAAGAAATCATTACCTGCGACCGAGAAGCCGGATTGCACGTCATAATCAACCACATAATCCGCTTCGTCAATTGCATTGACACCGTCCCAGATAAATAGAAATTGCGGTGAACTCATGAGTGCAAATCACTCCACACAATCTTGACCGTACCCCACAAAGCCCCCTTCTTAGGCTTGCCCACAGGCTTCATGCTAACCAGCAACGGACGACCATCTATATAAATGCGTTCCCAAGCATTCACATATTCGCCCAGAATATTTTGAACTTGATGACGGGGCGCAAATAAACCCGGCACACCTTCACTATCCAGATCAATTTCAAACACGGCCCGGCCCATGCCTTTGGGCGCATCCTGGACAAATAATTTAAAATGTCCATTCAAAGTCACTTCAATTTGCTCAACATACCCCTTAATAGCTGGCGTAAGTTGTTCAACGTCGTCCTGAGTAAAATCCATAATGATTTGAGGCATCTCTTGCCACCTTTCATATTAAAACATTTTGTCGCTAACGCGCAGGTTATTTCAACCACACTGGCTATCAAACGCCCTCTGGGTGCCGCCTTCTGTGCGTCCTTTCAGCTTGTCTTGTTTGCGGTGCTTCGCCTCTTTTTTTTTTTATATTAAAACCAAACTCCACGAACCCAGACAATCAAAAGGGTGAGGCGAGCAAAACCCCACCCCAATTATAAGGATACCGAGAAAGCTAATTAAGCGAAATCAAACTGAAAATCAGCACAATTATCCTGAAGCGGTCGCCAATCAAAAGCCATCCTACCCTTGATTCCAGATGTATCCGAATAATCATCCTGCACCATCTTGATTTCCATATTCCACATGATACCAATTTGCGAGGCCCGACGATGCACTGTCAAAATGGAGCCTTGCGTATTATTCCCGCCAGTCTGGGAAATATGACCAGAACCATCGGTTAAACTCATATCTTCAGAATAAACAAGCGGCACACCATACAGAGACGCGGCTTGACCTGTTAAAATACTTGCACCCAACCCAAACGCCTCAACAGTCTCGACTTCTGTCAATTCCGCCGCATCAAAAGCAACCTTTTCAGTCACAATATGCACCAAATCATCCGGTGCAATCGCAATCGAACCAATACCCCGACGACCCGCCATAAAATCAGTCGCCGCGACTGCTGCATTCGCATTGTCCGTTGAAGAACCATTGCCCACCAAACAATGATAAATAAGACCATCTACCAGAATAAGCCAGTCTACCCCATCCGTTGTCGGACCATCTCCCGCGCCACCGCCATCATAAGAGATATTGGCATTGGTATCAGTTTCATCCCCGTGTAATAGAATGCGGTCCGCCGTCCGCCAGAGTGTATCCACCATCAATTGTTGATAGGCAGACACATAATTCAATTTATTCCAGTGACGATACTCATCAGTCCAATCGAAAATTTTGCCAAATTTATCAACAATCGAAAAAGTGATATTCGATGTCCCCGGCGTTTCAATTGCATACGGTGAATTAGCAGCCCCCATGCTTGATTTATCAGCAGTTTGAGGCACACGACGCGCATAAGTTGGTTCAGCTAACTTAGGCCATTCATAAGTTTCCGATTCCATGATGAAAGCCGGAAACAAACCAAAAACCCGGCTCATCGTCCGAATTTCGCGCAAAATCATCAGCTTATGCGCAGTGTACATAAATTCTTCACCAAACCCGGTAAGATCAGTTCGGATAATTTCATCCGCACGAGCCAAACCTGCGCTACTATATTGCTTAGGCAAAAAGCGGGTCAACACATCCCAAGCGGAGGGCGTTTCTACAATTTTCTTAGTACGCGGGTCAACATAAAATTGACGTTGCAAAAAGGTTGACTTTTTCTTTTGTTCATCCTCTTCAAATTCTTTGAGGACACGACTAGCCAAACCCTTCAGAAAGCCCTCCCGGTCATCATTGGGATAACGCATATCTAAATGACTATGCGCACGGGCACAAGCATTAAAATGATACCAGCCTAAAGCATCCAGCAAATCAACTTGATCAACAGGAGCCTGCATATCACCAATATTACCCGCCAAGGGAATATGCGCACGGGCATGAGGTGAGGGCAATTGGGCACTCATATGACGCGGATTTGTTTGAGAATAAGGAATATACCCAGATTTAGGCTTTTGTTCAGGCTCATCAATTGCATAATTCCAGATGGAGCGGACAACCGTAAAAACTTCATCATCATCCGCTGATTCCGCAGACAGGCCAAAAAGTTCTTCATCAAAGCTATAAGCCCGAAGCAAACCTACTTTTGTTTTGCCATTGGGAGCAGTCGGACTATGTGAAATAGCCACCGCAAAAGGCAAAAAGCGATCAACATGGCCCGAATTATTCCGCACATAATACCCCGGCGTAGTTTCCGCAGAATAACCCAATTTACCCGCCTTCAAATCGTCCATAATCCAAGCATAAGCCGGATTATCTTTATCAAGCTCGGTCACAGCATATAAGCCATCGTCGCGCAATTCCAAAGCACGCGTAAAGCCTATATCAACAATCCGTTGCTTATTATGGTGAAAATTGACAGGACGCGGAATATCAGCACCCAGCAAATTGAGTGCTAAATCCGTCTCCTTATCAAAATAGTCATTGAAAACACGATCCCGTTCTACTGGGGTGGTAAAAGGAATCATAATTCCACCCACCACATTTTCAGGTTCGCCTTCAATGGCACGAATAAGGTACTTATCATTCAGTCTCGGTGGCATTGTCCAATGTCTCCTCATTGATAGGTTCACGACCAAATAAGTAGTCGCGTTGTTCATTACGGTCTAAAACATTGTCTGAGGCTTGACGCTGTTTAAGTAATTGTTCTGAATCGAGCCTACGTATGTCCTCAAACTGTAAAAAATAATTTCTCCCATAAAAAGGCCATAAAATATCTTTATTAATTCGGTAAGCGACTTGCCTATTTTGAAACCAACCATTCCAAGCTAAAAATCTTTCACCCACCCGTGCATTAGCTTCAGTGACATTCTCGGACATGGTTGCCACAGGCAAGCCCAAACGGTCAACAATTACCTGACGATTCGCATTCCGGGATTGAACGAATTCCATTTCTTGCTGAGTTACGCCCGTGCGTTGATAGACGGCATGATTGCCATCCCCATCCAATTCATAAGGCATTGTCCCCCGCTTACCACCCCCGAACTTCTCAAAAAACTCTTCCAAAAATTGCTTGACTTTTGTTAATCCCCACTGCGGAATGCCCAGCAAACCCGTGGGTGAGGCATTTTGGTTAGCAAAGAAATCAATCTGGTGCTCTGCCATTTTAATATCTAGCACAACATAATCATAAATTGCGCTTAACATCGAATCACCATAGAAATCGTCATCTAGGCTATCTCGCTTAAAATGCACAATCTCAAGATGGCTAAATTCTTCTCGCACCCCATTAAATTCATAAATATAACGGGCTGTGCGGGTCGTTTCACTAGGTTCTATGCGCACCCGTGTGCTGGGCAAATGCCAAATTTGTCCCGGCAAACCTCGCGCATCCCCCCAGAGCCACCAATAAGCATTCCCAAACGCTCGAATAGATTGATGTGTCTTGCCCATCAAATCCAGATAGGTATCGTTCGGATTAGGGTCTCTCAAGACATCTGCAAACGGATGATCTTCTATTTGTGTCCGTTGACCATCTGAAATGGTATAGATACCAAAATCTGCGCTTAAAGCATGTTCGGTAACTTTTTCAAGCGCCAGCGCCACATACGGATTTTGTCGAATAGGCTTAACCGACGCTCGAATCTGGTCAAGCGATTGACGCGGCATAGGATTAATCGCCAGCGCTTTGGCTTCTGGGTCAGACTTGGGATTTAAAAAACCATCAATTCGAGCCGCTAAAGTAGGCATTATTTCTTTACTCTTTCAATACTAATTGGCTCTGCAATAGTAGTTTTAAAGGTGTATTGAGTACCATGCAAATATGTCTCAATCCAATCCTTATCAAAATCTGAATATTTACTTAACCAAGTATGTGCTTGCTCAACTGCATCAACCTGATCATCATGGTCAACTACCGGAAAATGATCAAATTCCTCAAGTGCTAAATGATTCCAATCACCCGGCGCAAAGCTTAAATTACCTTGATGACACACGGTTTCTAAGGCAGTCTTACGCGCCACCTTGTCGCCTTTGGGTTTCAGCAAATGCACATCAAAACCCAGTTCTTCAAGATCATGCTTGAGTTGCTGACAGGCCGCCAGCACAATGGTTGACTTTTCTAGAATAACAGGCACTTTGCGCCCATCTTTAATAGCAGTTTCGATAATCAATTCTCTCTGCTTAGGGAAGGTCGCTCTATTCCTGATCAAATCATGAACATGCACTTTGTAAGGCAAGGTCAAGCCACTCTCTAAAATAACTTTCCTACTTTCAGGCTTAATCTCAACTTCCTGCCCAGAGACCAACGCGCCTACGGTATAGTCGCTCGTTTCATGCTCAGTAATGGCTAAATCCCAGCTACGACACATTCTAGAATAGTGCTTATCAACAAGCGCAATCTTGCTAATATCAAAATGGATGGTGTCATCCGTTCTAGGATTTTGTTGATAAAGTGCTTGAAAATTCTTAGGGTCGAGAGATTGCACATCCAATAAGGTTTCAATCGGATAATCAGACCACAAAGCCTCACCTTCTTTTCTCCCAATCGGGTCATTAGGTTCAGCAATAGCCGGCAATCTCAGTCTATAGATAGGTTCTGCATGAGGACTGCGTTGGGCATGTCTCAAGACTCGACCAACTAAATCATCTTCAGACCAGCGGGTCATGACAAAGACAATTGCCCCACCCGGTTGCAATCTTGTTCTAACAACCGTCGTGTACCACTCCCAAACACCCTGTAAAATGGTTGCTGATTGTGCTTCTTCAGCATCTTTAATCGGGTCATCGACAATAATGTAATCTGCCCCACGCCCAGTCAAACCCGAACCAACACCGACCGCCAGCACGCCACCATTCTTATTGGTTTCCCATTCTTTCTCACTTCCCTTTTCTTCATTGATACGCACGCTAGGCGCTACAGTCTGGAAAGCAGAACCGCGCATAATCTCCCGACCACGCCGCGAATTAAGCACAGCTAGAGATTGTGAATAAGAAGCCAGTACAAATCGAGCATCAGGTCTCTGGCCCAATATCCACAGCGGGAATTGAACCGAAGTTATCTCCGTCTTGCCATGTCTCGGAGGCATCTCTATCACTAACCGCTTGATATGTCCCTGCTTGACGAGGGTCAGCGCTTTCATAATCGCTAGATTGTGCTGGGCTAGCCGGAACTGCGGGAACATGGTCAACACTGACGCGACGAAGGAATGAGGGTATTGACTCTGTATCGCCTTCTGAATCGCTCGATGGGCTGAGGCTTCTAATGATTGCATCGAGATTGTCATCTTTTGCCCCTAATATTTTCTTGGTAAGTTGCTGGACTATAATTAATTGTGAGTAAGGCATATCACCTGTATAACCATCATCATCCGAGAAAGACAACAACATCTCGCCAGCCTTTAATACAATCGTTCCCGGAGTTTCTTTGTCAACAAATATTTGGAAGATACGCGCTTTAATGACTTCTCTTGATAAGCCAGAGCTTTCCAGATAGGCAAGGATTGCTTGCAGATCGTCGTCCAGTTGCCACATTATTCAACCTTATCAGATGGCGGGAGTTTCCTACTGTCTACTGCTTCCATAACATCCGCCAGATCATCCGCAAAATCAGCAAACCGACGCACTAATTTTGTAGCTTTAATCCAATCTTCACCGTTATAGCCAAAGATGGTTAATGCTCCAATGGCAAACACAGTCAATATCTGAACATCAGTCATATTCAGTTCAGCAACGACCGGACCGACCAACGCAATAATGGTAGCTAAAAATGTAACTAAACGGCGAGAGAACTCCATACTACAACTCCAACTCTGGTAATTGATATTCAGAATCACCTAGCAGATTATGCTCAATGAGTTCTGACTTATAACGATAATAAGATGCCCTCGACATGAGACCAGTTTTATAGGCATCCCTGCCATACTGATCAATCAACTCACGATAGGTCTTAGCTTGCGCCCAGCGCGAGGCAAACACACTTTGCAAACGCAGGTCATCCGGCACAGGCGGCAAGCTCTTCACTCGCAATTGCTCCAGATAATGAATAAGCACCACCCGCGCCATTGTCTCAGTTGTGAAATTCTCAACAGTCGGAGCAAGGCCAAACCATTTTTTAGCCATCCATGCAATAGCAGACCAACGGTTTTGAATCTCACAACGCAACAGGCCAAGACCTGTTCTATCTTGCGCAAATTTATCATAGATATTGATACGCCTTGATTTAGTTTGCCAGCGCACTCCGCGCGCAAAGAAATTCTTTTCATAGCGCGGTAATTCTCTTGTGCCAATGGCTTGCAAATAGCTCAGCATATCGTTGTTAACATACCATCCAGTGACATAATCAATCCTGCGAATTGACCATGTTTGAATTTTAGGTAAAGGCTGTGAACTGAGTTCAGATAGTCTCTCGTTCAAAAGTTCAAATGCTTCACAGATTTGGGAGCTTAATCCAGTTACGTTATCGCCTACAAGGAATTTAGGCAGGCTCACTTCACACAGCAATCTATACCCACTTGGATAAAAGGTTATTCTCGGTGAAGTTTCGCCACTCGGTGGCTTAATTATCCACTTGGTAATTAAGCCTTGCTTGGTTTCATGTGTTGATATCACATCAAAGCCATCTGCGTTAAGAGTGAGGCGGGAGGGAAGCGCCACAGATGCCTTAATTGTATCAACACCATAACCCACATTGTCCACAGCCTTTATCATGCCACCAATCATAGCAAATTAGCACATCCGTTCGTAACCCCTGTTTAGTAAGATGTGTTGTTAATCAGTATCATATTATCGCGAATCTAAGTTTGTAGTTCAAACATGTCTTTTCCCCCCGGCCTTTAACATTGCGCTGAGGCCGCCGCATCTTGTCCTCCGCTTGGTTGCCGTGTTTCTTTGTTCATGCGGAGCTGCACTTGTTGGCCCGGAGTTTCGTTCTGGGGTTGGAGCTTCACTTGTTTGCCCTTAACAGTCCTGAGTTTCCGTGATTTCCGCTATGTTTCCCTTGGCTTTATTTGTGGCGAGAGTGCGCGCGCAATGCGGATCCCTGCGTGCTTACGCGACGACAGCACCAAGATTGCAGTAGGCAGAAGTTGACGCGGACAATCACTATCTTTCGCTCACATCTTGGAGCTTGCGTTGTTGCCAGAGGTTTGACCATACCGTTGCTCCCCACCCGCCCCCCTTTTGCGTTGGTTTTGCCCCGGCAGGGCGTGTTGTGGCGATAGGTTGCTAAACCATTGCCAGAATTGTGCCGGAGGCACACAGTTCAAACGCCCAGACGCTAGCTGAGAAGTAACGCCGGAGGGCTTGCTGGCAAATTTTTGGGCTCGAACGGGTCCTGTTTGCCTGAAAAGTCGCGCTGGAGGAAGGAGAAAAACAAAAAGAGCGGAAAGATTGAAAAGATTGCTTGCTTTTTTGGACCAACTCAGTTTGTGAAATTGGTTGCTGTCAATTGCAGAGCCAAGCGGATAGAGGTGGCGAATTTCATTCGACCCTATCCTATTTGAGGGAAAACAAAAACTTTTTTAACCCGTTCCGTGCCTTTTTAGTTTTTCTTTTCCCTCAGCTTAACTAACTCCCTTTGAAATTCGCCCTAATTTTCTCAACTTGTTACTCAGTCTCTAAGTAATACTCATTGAAAACCAAACCAGATTAGACGACATGGCAAGGCAATTTAAGGTCACGGTCTTGGCTGACGCGCGGCGGTCTCGGGCAGTCGTGCGCTTGTTCGTTTGTGTTTGTGCGGTATTAAAAAACCCGCCAATGCAGGGCAAGGTATTCACCCGCGATACGGTTTTATTTGACTCTTCAACGCCATATGGGGCCTTCCCCCGGCCACCCACCCCATTAAGGTCACGACACACACCTCCCTTCGCTTTCTCCGCACCTCGCTTCGCCGGATTAAAAACCAAGTGCTGACAGACAGAGCGGATACCTGCCCCACC